CCAAAAAAACGTAGACCTGGGGTGCACGCTAAAACTAAATCCTCAAAAGTAAAATCATCTAAAAATTACCTAAAAAGATATAGAGGTCAAGGCAGGTAAATAATTTATATCTTTGTATAAATTTAATTAAATCAAATGGATATAAGAAAAATTTCCATTGGCCAAGACTATAAGTCTAGTGCTATGCACTATATAGTAGGTCAAGAAATATTAGGAGGCAAATACGTAATACATTTAATACAATACGTAGAAGATACAGATAGTATAAAGATTTGGATACAACATAATGACGAGATTTATTTGTGGAAAGAGTTTAACTCTAATATGCCCGTCTCGATAGAATACAATATTAATTTTTAATGAGGTCACCTTTTTATTTCATTGTAGAACCTGTGAATCAAAAACGATACACTAATACTAAAAGTATCGATAATTTTGATTTAATAACAAGCACTTCAGAGGAAAATCACTTAGCTTCTAATAGACAAGCAATTGTAATTGAAGTTCCTTTAAATTATAAAGGCCCTATAGAGCGAGGGAATATTTTACTTGTTCATCACAATGTATTTAAATTTTACAACGATATGAAGGGAAGACAGAAAAGTGGTAAAAGTTTTTTTAAGGACAATTTGTTTTTTGTAGACAACGATCAGTTTTTTATGTATAAAAAAAATAACAAATGGATATCGCATGATAGGTATTGTTTTGTAGAACCTTTGCCTAAAGAAGATTCTTTTATTTCTAAACTTGGCACAGAAGAGCCACTTGTTGGGGTTATGAAATACTCAAATAATTATTTATCTTCACAAGGTGTTGCGGATGGAGACAAGATATGTTTCAAACCAGATAGTGAATATGAATTTTTGGTTGATGATAAAAAACTTTATAGAATGTTTGACCATCAAATAACAATCAAATTATGAAGTCAGAAGATTTAAAAAAAGAAATAATACACGCAGGGCGAAGAGCAGTAGAGCAACTTATTAAAGTTGCAAAAGAAGACATTATAAAGCCTGACCCTGATGATGAGCTTGCAGCAGACAGATTAAAAAACGCAGCAGCAACCAAAAAACTAGCTATATTCGATGCCTTTGAAATATTAAATAAAATTGATTTAGAAGAAGAGGTTATCAATAGTGGAGGTAACATAGATAAAACAAATACAAAACAAGGTTTTGCAGAAAGAAGATCAAAATAAATTATATCACGTAATTAAAGATTACATTCCAAAAGCTGTTCTTGCTAAAAAGAATAGAGCTAAAACATGGATATATGGTTATAATGACAAGTATGATGTTGTAGTTATAAGTAAAACAGGACAAATACAAGACATAATAAATATAAATGGTTTGGCTATTGCTTTACCTAAGTGTGATGACAAAGTTTTCCAAAGACACACTAAAAAAGAAAATCAATATTGGGAGAGACATGAATTGCCTAGAGAATTATCTCGCATAAACTCTATATTTCAGTGGAATGACAGGCCTCCTGCATTTAAAAACAAATGGATTGATTATATAGAACAAGAGTTTGATAGAAGAGAGCTTGGTTTTTGGTTTTACAATAATGGTGTAAAAACATATATATCTGGTGCTCATTATATGTATTTACAATGGACAAGTATAGACGTTGGTTATCCAGATTTTAGAGAAGCAAATAGAATATTCTTTTTATACTGGGAAGCTTGTAAAGCAGACAGTAGGTGTTTCGGCTAAAGATAAGACGTTCGGGTTTTTCTTTTATGGGCTCATCTGAATGTGTAAACACTGGAACACTTGCAAGAGATTCTAGGGTTGGTATTTTATCTAAGACTGGTTCAGATGCAAAAAAAATGTTTACTGACAAAGTCGTTCCAATTGCAAATAGATTACCTTTCTTTTTCAAACCTATACAAGATGGAATGGATAAGCCCAAGACTGAATTAGCTTTTAGAGTGCCAGCTTCTAAAATAACAAAGAAAAATATGTATGATGATGTAGATGAAGAATTAACTGGTCTTGACACAACTATTGATTGGAAAAATACTGACGATAACTCTTATGATGGAGAAAAACTTTTGTTATTAGTACATGATGAGTCAGGTAAATGGATTAAGCCTAATAATATATTAAACAATTGGAGAGTTACAAAAACCTGTTTAAGATTAGGAAGTAAAATTATTGGAAAGTGCATGATGGGTTCAACATCAAATGCCCTTGGTAAAGGTGGAGATAATTTTAAAAAACTGTTCGAAGATTCAAATCTTTCTACAAGAAACGCAAACGGTCAAACAAAATCTGGTTTGTATTCTTTATTTATACCTATGGAATGGAATATGGAAGGGTTTATAGATCGTTATGGGATGCCTGTATTTTATAAACCTGACAAGCCAGTAGTTGGTGTAGATGGTGAATGGATAAAAAATGGTGCTATTGATTATTGGAAAGCAGAAGTCGATTCTTTAAAAAAAGACGCAGATGCTTTGAATGAGTTTTATAGACAATTTCCTAGAACTGAATCGCACGCTTTTAGAGATGAAAGCAAAGCCTCATTATTTAATCTAACAAAAATTTATCAACAAATAGACTATAATGATTCTTTGATAATGGAGCACCATGCAACAAAAGGCAGGTTTTATTGGAAGGATGGCGTAAAAGATTCAGAGGTTATCTGGACTCCTGATTCAAGAGGAAGATTTAAAGTTTCATGGACAGCAAACAAAGGTCTGACTAATAAAAAAATACAAAAGCATGGTGTATATTTCCCTATTAATGAACATATAGGGGCTTTTGGCTGTGATAGTTATGACATATCAGGCACTGTTGGCGGGGGTGGATCAAATGGAGCTTTGCATGGTTTGACAAAATATAATATGGAGGAAGCTCCAAGTAATGAATTTTTTTTAGAATATGTTGCTAGACCACAAACAGCTGAAATATTTTTTGAAGAGGTGCTGATGGCTTGCGTGTTTTATAGTATGCCAATACTAGTTGAAAATAACAAGCCTCGTTTATTGTATCATTTTAAAAACCGAGGATATAGAGGCTTCTGTATGAACAGGCCAGACAAACATTATAACAAACTATCTAAAACAGAAAAAGAACTTGGTGGAATTCCAAATACATCAGAAGATGTAAAGCAGTCTCATGCAGCAGCTATTGAATCTTACATAGAAAAATATGTAGGTATCGATTTGGATTCAGTTTACAGGTCTCCTGATGAAATGGGAAGTATGTATTTTACTAGAACATTAGAGGATTGGGCAAGATTTGATATAAGTAGTAGAACTAAATTCGATGCTAGTATAAGTTCTGGACTAGCAATAATGGCAAATCAAAAAAATGTTTATTTGCCTGAAAAAAAACAATCAAAAATAAGTCTTAACTTTGCAACATATAATAATAAAGGAATTTTAAGTGAATTGATTAGATGAAAGAAGTTACAATAAATATTTCATCTGTAGGATTTCCTAGTCAGTTTGTTTCTGACGCAGAAAAGGAAACTTCAGAGTATGGACTACAAATAGGTCAAGCAATACAATATGAATGGTTTAGGAAAGATTCTACAGGTTGTAGATATTATTCTCAATGGCGTGATTTTAACAGACTAAGATTATATGCTAGAGGTGAACAATCTATAGCTAAATATAAAAATGAATTAGCAGTAGATGGTGATTTGTCTTATTTAAACTTAGACTGGACACCAGTTCCAATAATTCCTAAGTTTGTCGATATAGTAGTAAACGGAATGTCTGATAGATTATTTAAAGTAAAAGCTTATGCACAGGACGCTCTATCTCAATCTAAAAGAAGTAAATACCAAGATATGATAGAGGGACAGATGGCAGCTAAAGATGTTTTAGAAATAGTACAAAAGAACACTGGGTTTGATCCTTTTATAATGAATCCTGATGAATTACCGGCTAGTGATGAGGAGCTTTCTTTATACATGAATTTAAATTATAAGCCAGCTATAGAAATAGCAGAAGAAGAGGCTATAAATACTATGTTTGAAGAGAACCACTACTCTGATATTCGTAAAAGATTAGACTATGACATTATGGTTACTGGTATCGCTGTGGCAAAACATGAATTTTTGAAAGGTTCTGGAGTTAAGGTTTCTTATGTAGATCCAGCTAACACTGTGTATAGCTACACAGAAGACCCTA